TTCAAGGTCTGACCGAACTGGTACTTGGCTTCCTTGAGAACTCTCAGGAGACTGACGAAGAAGACCCTGTACATGTTACGACCGTTGGCTGGAATGACGTACCTCACCTTGACGAAGAGACGAAGCGGAAGATACTCAAGCGTACTCCGCCGAACTTGCAGGAAGCCCGCTCCAAAGGTATTCCGACTGTCGGTGAAGGTCTTGTCTATCCGATCGACCTGAAGCTCGTGACCACTCCCGACTTCATGATCCCGAAACATTACAAGCGCCTTGGCGGTCTTGACGTAGGCTGGAACAATACCGGTGCAATATGGATAGCCCTCGATACCGAGTCTGACATCATGTACCTTTATTCCGAGTATAAAATGTCCCACGCAGAGCCTACCGTACACGCTAAGGCTATCAAAGCAAGAGGGCCGAGCATACGTATGGAAATCGACCCTGCGGCCCGTGGCCGCTCTCAGATCGATGGAGAGCAATTGTTCAAGAAGTACAAGATCGAAGAGAAGGTCAATGTTATCCCGGCGAACAACGCTGTGGAAGCTGGTATCTTTGAAATCTGGGAGCGGTTTATCTCTGGCCGTTTGAAGATATTTGCATCTTGTCAAGCACTTCTGAGAGAATTATCCTTGTATCATCGAGACGAAAAAGGGAAGATAGTCAAAAAGCACGACCATTTACTTGACGCCATGCGCTATGCTATCAACGCTCCGATGAGTCACTGGGTCTATCTCATGCCCGATAAGTCGAAGCAGGATCAAAAGCGTGGCGAAGTGATCCAGTTAAATAACATGGGAGCATGTACGTAATGGCCTTTGAAGACTTTTTTAGAGTCCCGAACTTTAGCCTACAGCGGCCCGGATACCTTCCACCGACTAGGCCGCCTGTAGCAATGCCGACAATGAAGCAACCTCTCATTGACCCTCGCCCGGGTAGTCCCTTCGGCAATGTCTATCCTCAACAGCCCGCTGTACAACCTCAACCGGCTTCTCCGTTTATCGGTAGTGCTATGAACACGATGGCGGCCCGTGTCGGCGGGAACTGGAAGAACTATGGCGGCGGCCTCAGTATGGTAGGCGCAACGAAGCCAGCCAATGCCATTGGAGCGAACCGCCCCGTTGATACGTCCTTTGCCAAGCCGAATGCCGCTATGATGGGCAAGACCTACACCAATGTTGGTAAGGACGCAAACATGCCGCCGATCAGGACACTGCCATGAAAAACGTAAGCAAGCTGTTCAACAAGATGGCGGGCCGCTTACCTGCCAGCCCTCTCGTCGCTGGAACTGTTGCTAATCAACAGATGGGCAAAGGTATCGACATGAAGTCCGCCATGTTCAAGGCGTTGTCGTTCAACCCACAAACCATGTCGAGGCGTATGCCTTCACCGCAGAAGATGGGCGCTATGGCCAGAGAGCTTGGCGCTCTTGAAGCTTCTAAAAACCTGAAAATGTAGGAGGACAAAATGGCTTCCCTGCTCAAAGAAATGCGTAACCTTCCGTCAATGAAGGTCGCTCCAGAGAAATCAGAAAGTTGTGAGGTCGCTCCAGCAAAAGGACTAAAGGAACATTATCCTTACGGTCTTCGCCTGTCGCTGAACAAAGATAGCCTGAAGAAGCTCAAGCTGAGCGTCAAAGACTTCAAGGTCAAGGATAAGGTCATGGTTATGGCCGAAGCTGAAGTCTGTGAAGTCCGCTCTTCGTCTGACGAGTACAGCGAACACGAGAATGTCGAACTGAAGATCACAAATATGACCTGTGCGCCGAAGAAGACTCGCCGCTCTTAGGAGATAACAATGGCATTGAAGAAGAACTCACCAAGTAAAGTTGCCGATCCCGAAGGCGATAAGGCTTTTCTGAAGGAAGCTCTTGAAAAGAAGAACGATCCTGTCAAAGAACTGGCCAAGCACGTCGCTAAAGTCTGGAGGCGCAACCAGAAGGACTTCAAGCCTGTCCGCAAGGAGATGGTGAAGTGTCTTCGTCGTGTCAAAGGAGAGTACGATCCTCAGAAGTTGCGGATGATCAAGGCTTTCAAAGGGTCTGAAGCCTATCTCCGCTCCGGAGAGCAGAAGGCAAGGGCCGCTGAGTCATGGTTGAAGGACATTTACCGTGCGGAGAAAGACATTCCGTGGGGTATCGAGCCTACCGCCGTCCCAGACCTCCCAGAAAAAACACGCAAGACTGTCGAAGAACAGGCCCGTGCTATGGCTCAGGTCTTCGAACAGCAAATGATGGAAGCTCAAGGCATGATCGATCCCGCTCAAGTGGCGGAAATGATCCAAATGTACTATGAGCAGTCTCTTGACAGGGAGGTCAAGCGTCTTGAGAAGGAAGCGAAGAAGCGTTGTGACCGTGCATCCAAGCAAATTCGTGACCAAAATCAGGAAGGTGGCTGGAATCAGGCGTTCGATGACTTCCTATACTGGCTTGTAAGGGTAAAATTCTCTGTCATTAAGGGGCCAGTCCTCACTAAAACGACCAAAATGGAGTGGCAAGCGACTGAAACCGGCGCTTATGAGCTGACTCCACAGGACGTTCTGGCGAATACCGTGTACTGCGTATCGCCTTTCAATTTCTTCCCGCAGAAAGACATGATCGACATCAATGACGGTGATGTCATTGAAGTTCACGAGCTGACACGGCAAGGTATTGCTGACCTTATCGGCGTTCCCGGGTACTCTGAGAAGGAAATTCAGATGGTACTCAAGAAGCTGGACTCTGGCGACATGAAGGGCCGCTGGTTTGAGATCGAGGACGATACAACCGTCAAGTCTGTTCTACGGGACAAGCTCCACAAGTATGACTCGAAGCCGACCACGCAGGAAAGCAAGGATGATCGTGACGATATTATCCTCGCTCAAGAGCTGACAGGCTCCGTAAGCGGCAAACTCCTGAAGGACTGGGGGATGGAAGGGAACCTTGAAGACTCGACGATGTACCAGTGTAACTGCTGGAAGATTGGCGATCACGTTATCAAGGCAATCCTGAACGCTGACCCTGCTGGCCGCAAGGCGTATCACGTTACTTCGTGGGCGAAGAACCCGCAGTGGATCATAGGCGAAGGCTTGATCGAGTTTGGCGCTGTCATTGAAGATTGTATCAATGCAGTCCTTCGTGCGCTGATTAACAACATCGCCATAGCAAGTGGCCCGATGTCTGAGATCAACGGAGATCGAGTTGACTCGACCATCCCGATCTACCCGTGGCGTCAGATCGTTTCCTCGACGCTTCAGATGTCCGGCAACGAAGGCCCAGCGGTCAATTACTATCAGCCGAATATGCATGCAAACGAGCTGATGCAAGCACTCGAGTTCTTCTTCAAGGTTCTCGACAACATGACCGTTCCTGCATACGCTCAAGGAGCCGCTCAGAGCGGTGTTACCGCCGGTACGGCGACAGTGTTCACCCAGCTCCTTGCCGCCGCTTCCCGGTCAATCAAGGCCGTCGTAGCGAACATCGACAACGATGTCATCTCTCCGTTCATCCAGATGTGCTATGAGCGGAACATGCAGAACGCTGATGATCCTTCCGTCATGGGCGATGCTCGTGCCGTCGCAAAGGGCGTACAGGGCTTGCTGGCCAAAGAACAGGCCGCTCAGCGCAAGGTAGAATTCTTGCAGATCGCTCTGACGCCGACCTTGGCTCAGATACTTGGGCCGAAGAACCTTGGCGCACTTGCCGCTCAAATCGCCAAATCTGGCGACATAGACCTTCCTGACATGGATAGACTCGACGGAAGTGCCGAATTAGATGCAATGGTACAAAATTTAATTAATGCCCAAGCGGGCGTTGATGTTAATCAAATGAATGGACAGACAAGTGCCGGTGGTGGCGCTCCCAACAAGCCGCAGGGCATGAACCCTGACGGCTCTAAGGCAGGAGTTGTAAATGGCTAAAAAAGAAGAACAAATCCGACTTCTCATTCGCAGGATCAAAGAGAATCGGATGGTTGCAGGGGATGGCCAGAAGTTCATGGAGTACCTTAACGAGCTGTCGCAAGAGAACTACGATGCGTGGAAAAGACATAGTGCAGACCACGACCAGTTCCATAAAGGATATGCTTTATGTATTGACAGTTTGATCGAAAGTTTTGCAACATGCACAAAGAGGGTACAGAAATCGTCGAAAGATGATCTTTCTCAAGCCTTCAACTAATTTGGTTACAGGCGGCATACCATAACGGAGCCGCTAACCATATAAGGGATAGCGCACGACGCACCCTGAAAGGAGCAGTAAAGATGGGAGACAAAGTTCCGAAACAGGTCGAAGAAGCCGACCGCTTGGCCCGTGA